CCGGCGAGGATCGCGGCGGCGACTGCGGGCAGGTCGAGGTGTACCAGTTGGAGACGCAGCGCCCAGCGAAGACCGTGGGTGGCGGGGATGTGCCGGCGCCAGTCCGCGCCGGCCAGGAGCAGCGGGTCGGCTGGGACGCCTGGCTGTGATGGTGGGTCAACGTAGGCGCGGTGTGGGACTCGTTGGATCCGCCACCCGACGAGCGCTTCCCGGTGCCGCGCGAGCTGGCTGCCCGCGTCGAGGAGCGGGTCTTCGAGGAGTGCGGCGTCAAGGAGCCCGACGACGGACCGGTAGTCGTGCTGAGCCGGGACCAGCCGGCGGTCGACGTGCGTTGCGGACCGGTTGAATGCCTGCCAGATGGCACCGCCAACGCCGTACGCCAACGTCAACGGGTCCGTCGGAGCTTGGGTGGGGTAGAACGACGGGTCCGAGATCAGCGGCTGCTGGCGGGGCACCAGCCGCCGGTCCGTGGGCCACGTCTGCGCGATCCGCTCCGGTAGGTACGCGAGCAGGGTCGGGTCCGCGTCGACCACCTGTACCGACTGATCAGTGGTGCGGTCCTGCTGGCGTCCGTACCATGGGCGCGGCTCCCATGACCGTTGCCGGCGTGCGGCCTCCACGCCGCCCAGGAGTTCGTTCTCCAGGAGGGCGGTTGTCAAATCGACGGCGAACATGGCCGGTTGCCGTGGGCCCTCCGCCCGGCTGAATCGCGTCCGGGCCACCGTAAGCGGCAGCCACCCGGACAGGATCGGGTCCAGGACGACGATCGCCGTCTGGTCGGCGAGCAACCGCAGTTGCGTCGGCAGCTGCCGTCGGTCCCCGTGGGTTGCCGGCATCAGCCGGGCACCCCACCCGTAGCCCGGCTGTGTGACATCGAAGTCCACGGCCACCGCCGTCGACTGGTCGACCATCGGGAGGTCCGCCCGGAACCAGCCGGGGCGGGCCTGGGTCGCAGCCACTGAGGGGATCACCGGTGGGGGCACTTCGAGCAGGGTCGCGTCGAGGACACCGACGACCGTCGGGGGTGTCCGGGCCGGTACGACCCGCCGGTCCCCGTGGGTGCTTGGCGCCGACCGGGCGACTGGGCTGACCCCGGCGAGGGTTGGGTCGAACACGTCCGCCGATGTCGACTGGTCCGGCAGTTCGGGGGTGCTGCGGGTCCATGGGGTCCGCCAGTGCGTGGCCGCGGCAGGCGCCTCGACGGGTGGCGGGACCTCCAACAGTGCCGTGTCGAGTAGGCCGACGACGCTGGTCCGCAACGATTCGAGCGGGTACTCCCGCCGGTCGGCGTGGGTCGCTGGGACGAGCGTCCGCTGGGCGGTGCCGGCGCCGCCCAGGAGTTCGTTCTCCAGGAGGGCGCCGAGCTGGGTGGCGTCGCGGGGCGTCGTCTGCTCCCACGGCTGCGGCGCGACCGGACGGACCGTCACCTGGCTCGCGGTCCGCAGCAGCGGCACATCCAAGCCAGTCGCCACGGCCGACACATCGGCTAGCGACCGGACCTGCGTCCACGGCACCTGCGCTGCGGGCGACCGGACCGTGGGTGGTTGCACCGTCCGGAGCAGCGGGACGTCCAGGCTGGCGGGGGCCACCGCCGACGTGTCGGCGAGTGCCCGGCCTTGCATCCATGGCTGCCGTGCCGGCGGCGTGACAGCCAGCACGTCCGGTCGACGCAGCAACGGCATCCCAAGCGCGGGGATCGCAGTGGACTGGTCGACCTTCGGCCGCTGCGCCCAGACCTGACCGGCCGGCACCCGGACCGTTGGTGGCTGCGCCGGTCGACGCAGCAACGGCATCCCAAGCGCGGGGATCGCAGTGGACTGGTCGACCCGCGCGCGCAGCTGCTGCCGGTACGCACCATCCGCAGGCCGCGACCACACCACCCGCACAGGACCGGCGACGAAATCCGGGACCGCCCCCGGATCAAGGAGGAAGATCCCGCCCCGCACAGACCCGATCGACTGCGACATCGCGAACACACCCGACGGTGCAGCAGTCGTCGCACACGTGATCCACGCCCGTGCGTGGACGTTGTTCCGGTTCGGGCTGATCCGCGTCGTCACGTCCTGCCCGAGAGACGTCCACCCCGACGGGAACGTCGTCACCGTCGGCTGCGTGCCGTCAGCGGCACCCCGCCCGCCGACCGCACCGAAGTACGCGCCCGGCGACGCAGACGCGGTCATCGCCGGGACCGCAGGGTTCGCTGTGCTCGACGCAGCGGACGCATTTATCGTGTCGACACTCGCCGCGCCCCGCGCGACATCACCCGCCACGCACCAGACCGTGCTGGCGCCGAGCGTCGCAGACCACGACGTGCCGCCCTCGCTGCCATCCGCGACCTTGGTGTGGATCTCCAGGGTGTCTGTCGTGCTCAACGCGATCGTGACCTGCCGCGTGTACCCGCTCGTGTTCACGGTGAACGTGGTGTTCGACGTCCAACTGGCGGTGACGATGATGATGTCGCCGGACGCGATGCTGGCCGGCAAGGTGACCGCGACCGCGGTGCTAGTGCTGCTCCCGCTGTTCGCGACCGTGCCGGTCAGCGGGAACGAGGTCGCCATCGACTACAACCTCTCAGCGCACGCCGGGCACAGCTGCCCCTTCGGTGGACGCCAATCACTGGCGTAGCCGTTCGACACGACCGTGCGGCCGCACATCGCGCGGCCGTGGGTCAGGTTCCGGCCCTCCTGATCCGGGGCACCCGGACTGCCCTGCGGGACACCGAACGAGCCGGGGCTGACGACATGCCACCAACCCATCGCCCTGGCGCCTTCCTCGACACCGAGGACTGCGAGTTTCCCGCCGACCCGGATCAGGTTGGTGAGCTGCCGCCGATCATGCGCATGCTGCTCGGCCTGCTGCGTTGGGGACAGCAACACGGCACCCGTCAGGTTCACCTGATCACCACGTGCGTGGGAACGGGCTCCTTGAGGAACTTGGTCCACGGCTCGCTGTAGAAGATCTCGTGGTCCGGCCCCCGCGATGCGACGACCGAGAGCGGGTCTTCGCCATCGCGGACCATCCAGCTCCGGAACAGGGACGTCTCATCGTCGAAGACCTCCATGATTGTGACCTCATGATGTCGACGTAACGCCACCCATACCTCCTCTGGTGCAATACTGCCGGTCGGGGCGGGCACCATCCCCAGGTCGGGTCGCAACCGATAGATCCCAGGTGCGCAGAGCCCCTCGCCTACGGGTGAGGGGCTCTGGTCGTTCAGATCTTGAGCGCGTCAGCGAGCGCAGCCACCGACTCCGCATGCTCCGTCAGCCGCGCCGCGTACGCCCGACCCAGATCAATGGCTTCCTCATACGAGGCGGCCTCACGGAGCTCGTCGGACAACATCCGATCCGGGGCGAGGAACCGCACATGCCAAACCTCCGACGCCGGATGCACCCGCTCCTCCGGTGTCCCGTCGACCGTCACCGTCTGCGTGCCACCACCCACGTCGACGCGGTCGACGGTCGCGGCGAGCCGCCCGTCGTGGCAGCGAACCTCCGCCGCCACCACGACCACCGTCGACACATCCATGATCACGCCGCGTACTCGAGCCACGCCATCGTCGACGTCATCGTCACCGCAGCCGGCGCGACCGCCAACTTCAACGCCGCGAACCCCGCCGCGCTGCCGACGAGCAGGAACCGGTCCTCCGGGACCGGCAGGTACAGGACACCGTTGACGACGTTGAACCCCTCCGTCCACGGCGTCGCCGTGATCGTGCCCTCCGCGCTCGCGGTGATCCCGGTCGCCGAGGTACCGCCGACACACTTGGACGCCTGCATGCCGTTCCCGGTCGCAGCCGGCGTCGCGGACGTGACCGTGCACGCCGTCGAGTTCCGGTTCAGCTGCGCACGCGTCTGACCGGTCGTCGTCACGTTGTCCTGCGACACTTGCGCACGCGTGAACTCCACCGCGGACGCGGCCGGCGCGAGGACCTGGTTGAGGGTGATCGCGGTGGACGTCGACACGCCCTGCCGGATCAGGGAGTACGCACCGGACGGTGCAGCCATGGCTGGAGCCTTCCTACGAGATCACGCGAGGATGCGGGACGGTGTAGGCGCACCGGGCCGGGAGTCTCCGATGGGGTCGGGACGCGGCCCCGTCGAGGGGGACCGCATCTTCAACGTCCGGCCCGGTGCACCGCTCAAGGTGGCAGACCACCCAGACACCACTCACGGTGTCGAGACGGCCCGCCATGGTCAGGCGCCTCTCAGGGCGCCCAGGGAGGCCATCAGGTCCAGATGCTCCGTCGTGCACCCGATGCCCGCGTCGATGACCGACCCGGACCCGAACGTCGCCCAGCCGCCGCCGCCGACCTCAACGGTCCGGCCGTCGACAGTGGTGACCGGTTCGGTCCGGTCGGCGCCCTTCGGGGTGCCGTCGACGGTGAGGTGCACCGACCAGGACGGCCACACGACCATCCACCGCCGACCCGGCACCGCCGACGGCGTGTCGCCCTTCGCCGCCATCAGGCGCCCGTCACCTTCACCGCACACGCCGGCTCCTGGATCACCGGGACCACCGGGCGGCGGCCACGGATCAGCCACGAGTCGTTCGCGTCCGGGTCCCGGCGGACCCACGACTCGATGCCGTTCGCCGGGTCACCCTGGTACTCCGGGGACGGGATCTCCTCGTAGCCGATCGCGCCGAGCTGCGCGGAGTCCAGCACGATCACGGTGGTGCCCGCCGGCATCCGCGCGGCGGGGACCGCGCGGACCGCGAGACCGCCGATGGTCTGGATCTCCCCGTTCTCGGTGACCGTCGACGTGGACTCCCGCCGCAGACCCGCGATCAGGTTCCGGTTCGAGGTGAGCCGCGCGTACAGGGTCTTCGTCAGGACCACCGTGTCCGGCTTGTAGCCCTGCGCGAGGTCCTCCGCGATGGACGCCGCCAACTGCAGGTCGAGCAGCGGGTCCGCCGTCGCGATCGTCGACCACGTCGCGACCGCCGCCTGCGTCTGCGTCACAGCTGCAGCGACCGCGGCGAGGGCGACGGTGTCGACCTGCTGGACCAGCTGGTTGACGACCTTCAGCATCGACCGTTCGACCGGCTGCATGTTCTGGGTGCGGCCGATCTCCTCGTCGGTGACCTTGACGTCCTGACCCCACTTGGTGACGTTCGCCAGCGCCGCGGCACCGGTCGGCGCGAGACCACGCGGGTACTCGCTGCCGGCGCGGATCGACTCCGGGACCCGGTCGGTGTAGAGGGACTCGGAGATGCCGTAGGCGATCGCACCACCCGAGGCCTTCACCTTGCCGGTGAGGATCGCGTCAGCGACGAACTCCTGCTCCGCCAGCGTGCGTAGCCGGCGCTGCACCATCGCCGGGCTGGAGAGGAACCGGTTGATGGTGAGGACGTCGCCCGACAGGCTCGGAGCGAGCGGTGGGTATGTGTATGGCATCGGTTAACTCACTCCTTCCTCAGTGGAACCACAGGACGCGGACGGGGTTGGTGGCAGTGCCGGCCTCGATGGCGATGCCGAGCGCGGCGACCGGGTTGTCGGTGCCGACCACAAACGTCGTGACCTGCCCGGACGCGGCGGACTTGACGTAGGAGCCGAGGGTGATCGTGCCGGCGGCGATGGGCCGCTGGATGCCGCCGCGGGCCACGGTGACGGTGTCACCGGATGCGGCGTCGTGGGCGGCGATCCCCACGACCGGCTCGTTCGCGGTACCCGCCGCCGTGGTCACGGTGTTCGCGGCGGTGAGGACGACGAGGGCGGCGCCGGTGATCGCGGCGGACGCCGTGTACGTGCGGTGCCACGCGGGGGCGTTGGACTCGGTGTAGTCACCCATCGGTCACACCCCCTTGCCGGCTGGGGCGCCGAAGAGGCTGGCGTAGAAGACGTCGTCGTCGGACGACGGTTCGCCGCCGACGACCCCGGACGCGGTGACGGGCATCGCGGTGCCGGGGGCGATCGCCCCGAGCATCGCCTCGACCACCTCGGGTGCCGCGTCGTACTGGGTGGCGATCGCATCCCGACTGGCGGGGGTGATCTTCCCGGCGGTGAGGGCGGCCGCGAGGACCGTCTCCCGGCGGGTGACCTTCTCCGCGGCCTTCCGCGCAGCCAACTCACCGGTGACGTTGGTCAGCTGGGCGAGGAGCGGGGCCTGCGCGGCGGCGACCCGGGCGGCGATCCGCGCGTCCAGGTCGGTGTCGGCCTCGACCACCGGGGCCGTCGGCTCGTCGGTGGTGGCGGGTGTGTCGGCGGCGGGCTTGGCTTTCAGCGCGTCGAGCGCGGCGAGCACCGCGTCGTCGTCGACCTCTAGGGCCAGCCCCAGCCGCTCGCGCAGCTGCTGCGCGATGGCGGGCGTGTCAGGCAATGCCTGCTCCTTGGGGATGATCGCGGAAGCTGCACGGTCATCCCGACCCCGAGCAGAGCGTACATGCCGGTCACGGTCTGCGAGGGCACCCGCGGTGATCGTGTCCGTGTCGGGCGTCAGACGCCACAGCGGCCGGTGCATCGCCGCCGCCCCACGCGCCGCGACCGTGTCAGCCACGGGCACGTAGGTGCGGGTCACCCGCACCGGCAGCCCGAACGTGAACGTGCCGTTCGCCTCCGTCCACGGGATGCGCCACAGGCGGCCCTCATCGTCATCCGCGATGATCGAGTCCGTCCATGCCTCGCAGATCCACGCCCACCGATCCAAGGTCTCGGCGCCGTTCTCCTGGGCTTCCACCCAGTCGTAGAACGACGTGCGCAGCGAGTCGATGGACGCGGCGGCACGCACCGTCGTCGGGGCAGGGATGTCGGGCACGGGGTCCTCCAGGGCGAGCAGGGTCATCGGGGTGGACAGGTCAGGTAGCGGCGGCCACCGCACAGCCGGGCTTGCGGTCGCTGCGACGGACCGGGCAGCGACCCACGCATCCACGGCGGTCGGCTGCTCGTACAGGGCCGCGACGTCGGCGAGGGACTCGATCGCGGGTGCGGTGACGCCGAGCAGGGCGAGGCCGGTGAGGACGGCGGCGTACTGCTGGCCGCCGGCGGTTGTGACGGACAAGTCCATCTCGATGGACCGTGACGGGTACGCCGACGGGATGATCTCCGCGAGCCAGGCAGGGACCCCGGTCAGGTCACCGAGGAGGCGTTGTCCGTCGGCGGACAGGTGGAGGTTCGTGACCCGGCCGACGCCCGGCTCGCCATCCTGCGAGGCGTTGAACCGCTCGTCTTCGTGGCCGACTTTGAGGACCGCCGAGCGGAACGCCGGGTCGTCCTGGGCGCGCACGCAGTCGGCGAGCTGCTCCTCGGTGCAGTCCCATACGCCGGTGCTCGTGTACCAGACGCCTACGGTCGCGAGCTCGACGTCCCGGATCGTCGCGAGGGCAGCCATCACCAGCCCCCCGCCACAACAACCACGACGACCGTCGACAGGGCCACCACCAGCAAGACGCACAGGAAAGCGAGCGCGGCGCCGAGCAGGTCCCGCTTGAGAGTCGGCTGCCGCCGGACCCGCACAGCGCGGACGGGTAGACCGAGGTCAGTCCACGACGGCTCACAGTCGACCGGCTCCGGGCGCGGGAACGCCTGGGTGGGGACGACGGTGAGCCGGACCGTCAACGGGTCCGCGGGCAGCCGGTTCACGCGTCACCCCACGTCACGGCCAGGATGCAGCGGCATCTGTAGCGGCCGAGGCAGAGGGCGTACCCGCCGGTGGGGAACGCGGCCTTGCCGTCGTCGAGGGTCGGGTACTCAACGCCGTCCGCCGCCTGGCAGGCCGGGCACGTGTTCGCGTCCCTGATCGCGGAGTGGTGGTAGCGCGCTCCCCCGGGCCCATCCTCGACGGCAGCGGTCCGGCCCCCGTTGATCCCAGCCTGCACGGTCGCCTCCACCGTCTCCCGCGGCGCGCTGTCGGTCAGGCCGTCCAAGTAGGCGCCGACACCATCCACGACCGTGGCCGGGTCCGCGCCGGGTCCGGCGAGGCGCAGAGCTTCCCGGCCGGCGGCGGTCGCGAGCCCGGCGGCGAGGGACGCGGCGAGGGTCCGTGCCCACCCGGCCAACGCGTCGGTGTCCGCAGTCGCGGCCGGCAGGGTGACACCCGCCGTGGCGGCCTCACCCGAGGCGAGCTCCATCCCGGCGGTGGCGGCGTCGGTGACGACCCGTTCGAGCAGGTCCGCCGCCGCCGCACTGTCCAGGGTCAGCGCCGCCAGGACGGACGCGTCACCTGCTTCGAGCGCTGCCGTGACGGCGGCGAGGAGTTCGTCGCGCCATGCGGCGGCGATGGCCGGCCAGGCGAGCATCGCCGCAGTCACGATCGCTGCGGCGGCGTCGTCGATGGCCTGCGGGTCGAGGCCCGCGGCGGCTTCGACGGCGGTGAGCTGCCGGTGGTACGGCCACACCGGGTCGCCGGCCGCACGGACCCGCGCCGCGACGGTGCCAGGGGCGTCCACGGACTTCAGCTCCGCGAGGGGCGCTGCCTTGCCGAACTCCCCACCGAGCGGCGGTAGGCCGAGCTGTGCGCGCCGCTCATCCCGGGACAGGGTGCCGAGGGTCAGGTCGTACATGTAGGACGTCGCACCGACCGCTGCCTGCGCCGGCTTCTGCGGGAGGTCGAACGCCCGCCGGACCCACGCCTCCAGGTCCGGGTCCTGACTGAGGGCACCGGATGTGATGAGCCGGGCGACGGTCTCCGCGAGAGCCTGTTCGGTGGCGGCGACGTCCCCGACGACGATCCGCGGGACCGCAGCCCCCGGGCCGGCGTTGAACGTGGCGATGGGCCCGGCCAACTGGAGGGTCGCGTCCGTGGCGATGTCGTCGGCGACGGACTGCAGCGCCATGGCGAGGATGTCCGCGAAGTTGTCCCCCAACGCCCGACTGCCGTTACTCGTGGAGCCGAGGTCGAGGATCGACATCAGGGCGGCGCGGGCCATCTGCTCGTCCAGGTACCGCAGGAACGGCAGGGCGTCGGGGATCGTCCCCTCCACGCCCTTGATCCGCAGAGTGAACCCGGGGGTGGTCACCCCGCCGGTGTCGCCGACCCGGACGGCGGCGGCTGCGGCTTGCGCTTGCTGGATCTGCGCGGGTGTCGGGACGGTCCCCGCGACGGGCTCCATGACCGGGGTGCCGGCACCGAACCTGCGCAGGCTGGTGGCGTGGACGCGCATCGCCTCGGCCTTGAGCAACCAGGGTCCGAACGCTGGCCGCAAGATGCTCTGTCCCCACCAGGCGGCGCCTTCCCGCTGGTGGGTGTGCCAGACAAGCCGGTCCGCACGGATCTCCGGGGCGTCCGACGTCACCCGTGCCGGGGACGCGGACGTCTGCGTGATCCCCAGGAAGGTGCCGTTGCGCTCGTCGACATGGATGCGGTCGATCGAGTACGGCATCCGCTCCGGTAGGCCCGCGAGGACCGCCCGGCCGCCGTCGATCCGGTAGTAGGGCTCCGCCCCGATATGCCCCCACACGATCTTGAGGACGGCGATGCGGAGGTACGCCTTCCACTGCACGGCCCGGTTCCGGTCCGGCCCGGGTGCCGCTTCGGCGGTCGCGTCGTCACCCAGGACGGGCAGGCCCACCGAGTCGGCGACGGCCCGCACCACGGCATCGGACGCTCCGGCGGGGTCGACGTACCAGTGCCCCGACACCACCGGGTTGCTGTATCCCGCGATGATCGAGGCGAGGGTGGGGTCTCGGCGCATCCGCCCGTAGGTGCGGATGCTGTCGGGGTAGGTGACGTCCGGGACGTGCTCCAGGGCGTCTTCGTACCAGGTCCCCCAA